GAGATTTTATGTCTGAACGTGCTCTTGCCCGTGTTGTTACCATTGACGAACTGGTTGCCATTGAAGGCGCTGATCGTATCGAGCTGGCTATCGTTGGTGGTTGGCAGGTTGTTGTACAGAAGGGTTTATACGAGCCAAATAAAACATTGGCCGTATACTTCGAAGTGGATTCCCTGCTTGATAGTGAGCGCCCGTACTTCAACGATACTGCAAATTGGAGTTCTAAACTACTCCATAATGTGGATGGCCGTACCCACGCAAGGGTCAAAACCATGAAGCTGCGTAAGCAACTCTCGCAGGGTTACATGATCCCTCTGTCTGAAACTGGTCTAACTGCAAAGGTTGGTGATAACCTTACCAAAGACCTCGGCGTTGTCAAGTATGAGAAGGCCGAAGAAGCCAGCATGAACAACTCTGGTGGTACTGGCATCAAGACTGGCACTACAGCTCTGGGCTTCCCTAAGATGATCCCTAAGACTGACCAAACCCGAGTGCAGAACATCACTCACATGTACAACAAAGCTGTTGAAGAAGGGGAAGAATTTGAAGAGTCGTTCAAGTTGGACGGAAGCTCTCTTACTGCGTTTGTTCATGACGGCGTGGCTGGTGTCGCTTCTCGTAACGTCGGTTTTCGGGTTGAAGCCGAAACACGCACTTTGGTTGCTACTATCAAGCGTTTCATTTCTCATGTGCGGACTCGCGGTCTACGTGCTGCAAAGTGGGAGCGTGTAATCCCTAAAGACGACAATCAGTTCACTCAGATTGTTGCTGAGCAAGGCATCATCGAAGCGATTCGTCGCGATGGCCGTAACATCGCTGTACAAGGTGAGCTGGTTGGTCCTTCGATTCAGAAGAACTTTGAAGGCATGGACAAGAACACCTTCTTCTGCTACGATGTGTACTTGATTGATGAGCAGCGTTACATGCTGCCTGCTGAGCGACTTGAGTTCTGCACTGATCAAGGCGTGAAGCATGTGCCGATCAACTTCACTGGTAAGCTGCAAGCTCCAGATGTTGCAGGTGCTATCACACGTGCTGATGGTCCTTCAGGGCTGAAAGGTAAGTACCGTGAAGGCTTCGTGTACAAAAGTACCACTCGCGACTTCTCGTTCAAAGTGATCAGCAACGCCTACCTGCTGAAGGAGGAATGATGGAGTACGCTACTACAATTGGGGTAGACGGCCTTAAGTTCACAGACCGTTGGAACGATGAGTTACTTGTCGAGTTTAACAGCCAAGGTCGTATCGAAGTTTCAGTGCAAGGAACTTATGTCCTTCTTGAGAAGCCTCAAGTTTTAGACTTGATCCAAAACCTCGTAAAACACATAGCAGATATGGGAGAGTGAAATGGTTAAAGTTGTGGAAGTGGCACCTGCTAAGCGTACTACTTGTTATAATTGTCGTGCTATTCTTGAGTACAATTTCTCTGACATTGCTGAAGAGTGTGTGCGTGATTATACTGGTTGTAGTGATACGTACTATCGTATTGTGTGCCCAGTTTGTAACCTGAAAAACAATGTAAGTCGCTGGCGTTAATTCGTAGGCAAACAAAAGGCCCGAAGCATCACTGCTTACGGGCCTTCATTCTTTCTCTAAGGTCATCAATCTCACGTCTATTCCTTTTAACGTCGTCATCCAACAACTCGTATCTCTTATTCGCTAGAAACTGCAAAGAAGTTACTTGTTCTTGAAGGTTGTTGATTTTTGATTCATACTTCCTGTCGATGGCCGAGAGCTGTCTCTGGTAATCCTGCTTCGCTACTTCCAACTCTAGTTGGCTCGTTTTGTTATTATATGTGGGGAAAGCCAGAAGATACATGCAAAATAGGAGTGCTGCAAGAAGACTACCAACTGCGGCCATCCAAGGCCATTCTGTTCTTCTTGTCATAATGAGACTCCTGTTAGTTCTTGTTGTGACTGCCCTCAAGTTTGTCCATTACACGTTCCAACCACTTGTTCGTAATTTGTTGCTCATTACGAATGCTTGTGATCTTGGTGTCCATTTCGGAAGACAGCCTGTTGATTGCTGTATTAAGTTTATCTTCAGTTACAGTAGTTGCCTGCAATGTGTAGAGCCTGTCGTCCAGCTTATTGATTTGAGATTGCTGGTATCCCACAACACCTACACAAATCATTAGTAGAGCGCCTGCTACATAGTTGAGTACGGCCTTAACCATGTCATTTGTTGCCGCTGCCATAAAGTTTCTCCTGCTGTTCAAACCATTTCTTATGGTTTTGGATTCGGTTATTACAAGTCCATACTTGGTATGTGTTAACCACGTAACCGTGAGCTAACGCACGAACAGTGTTTTCCTTTACACGTTCAGGGGTACAAGGGAGAAAGAACTCACTTGGTGGAACTAGCACAACCGTCTTTGTCACCGTCACAGTACGCTGCGTCGAGCAACTGCATAAGGTCAGGACTAAGGCGGTCATCATCAGAAAAGCCCTGAGGCTTCGTAGGAGCTGCATTAGCTTTCTCCTTGATAGTCAGTGTAGGTAGAGCGAGGATCGCGTCTCCTGTGGCCTGCTGGTTAGTGTTGAGGACATTCTCTTTGCGGTAGTGCTCAGACAGAGCGTCAATCGATATCAGACAGGAGGCTTTCGCCTGTTCTGTTGCTTTCTCGTTAGCTTCAACGGCAGACATGTATATCGACACTTCCTGTTCAAGCCTTTGAACGTCTCCGTGTAGTTTGTACGAATACCCTACGATGGAGAGTGTCAAGACGACAAACCCCACCATCAAGTATGTTTTAAGAGTTGCTAGCATCTTCTTCTCCTTTCTCAGTTGTAGTGTAGTAGACTAAACCAGCTCGCACTATAGCTACGAATGTTGCAATCCCTGCATATGATCCTTGTGGGAGAAGAGGTTGCCACAACATCATCAATGGCTCTGCTGCAAGGAACACAGCGGCTAGAATACCCAGCCCCATCTTCATTTTCTTTGACATGTGGAAACCTCCAATTAGTTAGTAATATTTATAAATCACTCTTAGGCATCATATGTGATACTAGCCCACAGTGTAACGGTGCCGCCAGATGGTACATCTGCCGATGTAATATTTGACGGTGCCACACCCATACCAGAAGCAACTAGTGTAGCCGAGGTTGCACCACCTGCTACTTGAATAGCAACTTGTGTATAACCGGCCTTGTTGATTCCTCCGAATCTAACTGTACCAATAGTGGTAGCAGTTGGTGCAAAGGGAAGGCCAGTGATAGTAAGTGTTCCAGAAGCAGAGGTATAAGTGAAGGACGATAGGTCAAGACGTATAGTAAGACTTACGCGGCGGCCAACTTTAGTACATTGGCCTGTTTGGGCACTATATGTAACCGAAAGATTACCCGGAGTGCTAAACGTAAGGGCTGGAGTCCAGTTACTCTCTTTGTAGTCATCTAAGGTATTCGGGTCAGATGATGGGATTTGTGTAGAGGGGAATGGAATTTGACCTCCGACAAAGTTAGATCCGAATACTGCTGTAGACCCTGCCAACCCCGCTGTCACACATTCCCAACGAGCTGGGGTGCTTGCTGTTGGTGTGCTGTTTTCTACAATATGACCCTGCGCGTAGTAGTACCCATCAGATGGCACTGCTGTGGCATAATGTGTAGATACCGACTGTAGCAGGAATTCAGTTCCTGCTACATAAGGAGTGATACGCAAGAAGGTTGCGATGCCACCTACCGGGATCGTTATGTCCTTTCCACTACCAGTTACGATGTTTCCGCCTGCCGAGTTTTTAATCGTTACTGGGCCAGTTGCGGCACGAAGGGTGATTCTTTGTCCGGGCAGGATATTGCTAGTTATTGTAGATAACCTGACTGTCTTATCTGCGTTGGGAGAAACCGTACCAAATTTATGGGTTCCCATATTAATCACACCACTGGCATCCATCGCAGGTGCTTTTTGAGCAATGGTCGGAAGGATTGTGGTGCCATTTGCAGATACCCTTAAACTCCCAGTGAAGTTGAATCCATTACATTCATTAGCTCCAGATGAAAGATCAGATACAAAATGATCAAAAGATCCTTCTACCACGTTGCCCAGACCCCAGTCGATCTGGCTACTTGCACCAAGTGAAACAATATAACCGCTCCCGGCTGCCCCGCCGCCCGTTGTCCCGATGCCCGCATTAGCAAAGTGATTGTTGGTCAGGCTGATATTGCCATCACCATCTTTAGTAACTGCGTAGGCCAGAGTCTCAAACCAACACTTTTCGGCAGTGACATTTCTGGCTGGGCCTGTAGACCACAGCCCTCTGACGGAGCGTTGGAATGAAAAACCGTCAGTGAAGCTGATGCTGTGCCCAGCTCTATTGGCGTTGCCGACGCCAGAAATGTCAGCCGTGCTCTCACCATTAATCCCGTTGTACGCTGTGGTAGAAGGGTCAGGGTCAACCCCGATCTTTACACTGTATAGAGCGGTTCTCGCCGGCGATGCACTGATGGCTTCACCATGACCACCGCGAACAGTAATCTGCCCATGCTGCCCCGTAAATAGCCAAGGTTCACCACCGTCCTGCACGACCACTTGCACGCCAGAAAAGTCGATCCATTGGTTAGGACGGCGACTATTGGCGTGAGTATATCCAGCGCGTGACCAGATGCCCTTGTTGAAGTTCCAGAAGCACACATCAAGAAGGTTGGAATGCCAAAAGCCGCCCTGAGTAAACGTCTCGTTATACTGAGCGTGGCAGTAAAACCCCCACTGATCAGGGTTGACCACTCCATGACCGTAAGCTGGCGTGGACGATCCGCAGAACATCAGGCCAGTGATGTGCGCACCTTGGATGGCGCCCGGTGCCAGTTCCAGCATACCATAAGGATTTGGACCTGCTGGGGTGAAGGGTAATGCTGTAATAAAAGTGTTACGAGAGCCCATCCCCATAAGAGGGATACCACTATAATGAATAATACGGGTTACTGGGTATACACCTGCTGGGAAAGATACTCCGTACCCGCCATAAGATACGCTAGCAAGGGCGAGTGCCTTAGCTTGAGCACCTGCGATAGCCGGAGTCCAATCCCAAGTTGTCATATCATTAATATTAGGCTTGACTGTAATTAGATGAGCAAACTCTACTACACTCACCCAACGAGTGCTCAGAACACTTTGTACAGTTTTAAGGTCTACAGAAGCTGAAAGTTCTTGCCTAGAAAAACCAGTGAGGGCAGCACCTTTATTGAGGTCTATTGTATCTGCTAAGTCTACAGTAGAAACTTTTGTAGACAGCAAGCTTGCTGTGAGATTTGCAGAGTTCAAAGCATCTAAAGCGGAGGCAACGCTTTCAGCAGCTTTAGTAGTGGCAGTGCCTGCACTGTTAGCACTGGCAACTGCACTACTTGCAGAGTTAGCAGCGCTGTTAGCCGAAGCAGTTGCAGAGTTACTTGCCTCTGTGGCGGATACGGCAGCAGCATTCTTACTAGCCAATGCACTTGCTGCATCTTCTCTAACTTGTTGTACAAGAGGGTTAGATGCCGCTACATCCCCAAGGAGGATCAGAGCATTGATGTTTGTTTCTGTTGTGTTCTCATCGATAACAATCGAACCAATAGTCTGTAAACCATCAGAACCAGAAACCACTACAGAGTAGTTCCCAAGTGGACAGTCAACAGAATACTCTCCGTCTTCATCTGTGCGGAAGCCCGCCGTGACGCTCTTCAAAACTTGCTCAGATGTGGACTTTGCAATAAGCTTCACATAAGAGTCTTTAAATGGTTGTCCATTTGGTAGTAGCAGTGTTCCACTTAGGATCATAATATATTTCCTTATGTAAAGCTAGCGTATTCAAGTGCCAACTTCGTATGATAATTATTCTTCATGTATTCAGGCCCGTTGTACAACTTGGCAAACTTGGCCCATTCTTTAGCTCGTAACGCAGCCAGCATACCCGGATTGATTTTGATGAATCTCACAAACATATCCAGTTGACTGCCTTCGCTTTTATACGCAGCATTGACGAATGCTTGTACACTTGGATATCCCAGAGCCTTCCAATGGAAGCCCATGATTTGGAACAATCCCCAAGAGCAGGATTGCAATGCACATTCGCGATCAATCGCTACAGCCTTCTCAAGTCTTGTGTGTTCAGCAGCGCCACCTTTGTAACCTCCTGCCTTGGGGTCTACAACGTCGCTCAGGGCTGGCTCTTTACCAAGCTTAGCCTTGAGTAGTTTGTACATCCAATGACGCTCAAACAGGATCACAGGAGCCCCAGAAGGGAGAAAGCCGCTTCCACGGCTCTCCACTTTGGTGACTGCTTTAATGCAAGCCACTTCAACCCCAAGGGTTTCAGCAGCTACTTTGTAGTCATTTTCAGTCAGCATATTATGCTCCAATAGCTCGCCAGAAGTATGCAGTGTACGTGTTGCTATACCCGTGGTGGAATACGAAACCTCCAGCATCAAATGATTTAACTGTTGCCATGCCACTTTCGTTAGAAGCCTCTTCAAGTCGGGTCATGGTAATGTTCCAGCAGGCCGAGTTGAACCCACGTGGGAAGTTAACTCGTTGCACGCTTGCTCCACCGCCCATATCGAAAACACCCCACTGTTCAATGATACCGTTTGGATGGATCATCCATCCGTTGGTCCCACCATTAGCAGAGAAGTCCAAACTACCTGTAGTACCAATTGCATTCATTGTAGCAGCGGAGCCAAGTCCGAGACTATTACGAGCTGCTTGAGTATTTGTTAGGTCACTGAGGTTGCTTGTACGAGTCAGCCAAGTGTTGCTAGCCAGAGTTGCAGCAGAGCCAAGACCAAGGTTAGAGCGTGCAGTTGCCAAGTTAGTCAAACCTGCCAAGTTATCAGCCTTCAAAAGAATGCTAGAGAGTGCTGTAGTGGCTGTGGAGGTTAGTCCAAGGTTTGTTCTGGCTAGAGACACGTTAGCCACGTCTGCAAGGTTCTGAGCAGCACGAAGGAAGTATGTCTCTGGTTGTGTAGCTGTAGATGTTAGTCCAAGGTTGGAACGTGCGATCACTGGGCTGCTGAGGTCGGATAGGTTATTGCCACGTGCAAGAAACAAGTCACTGCTCATTGTCGCGATATCACTAAGCCCCAAGTTAGCACGGGCTGTTGCAACGTTACCCAGCCCCGCGAGGTTTCCAGACTTCTTGAGATATACCGAACTGGCTTTCAACGGTGTGATGGCTGTAAGGTCATCTGTACCAGTTTCTGTGATACCTGTTGTAGCGAGCTTGACCACACCAAGGGTGGATTCAGTTGCTTGTGTAAGCAAACTACTCACTTGACCGAGACGCACGGCATGTTCTGGTTGTGTAGCAACATCAACAGCAAACACTTGAGACGAACTACCGTTCAATCCAGCAAATCGAGTATCACTTTCAACTTTGGAGTAGACAGACAGGTTTGTACGAGCCCCTGTAACGTTTCCAATTGCTGCGAGAGATTGGTAGTTTGTGATGTGTGTGTTCAACGCTGCTTGTACAGCAGCAACAGAGCCGAAGTCTTCAAACGCACGTGCCCAGTAGGCGTCGTTCAATACGTTGGAAGGGTCTTTGTTGGTGTTAGTTTGAATACACTTGTAGATGATACCGTCAGAGCCTTGAGTGTAGCTTAGAAGCCCTTGGTACTCTGTTGTACCATCCCATTCTGGAACACCGTGCTGGCTGAAGTGAGCGATGGCACGGTCTTGACGGTTGTCGATCCAGTTTTGGTATTCGTATGGTGGAAGTTGAACAACCCAGCCGATGTTGACCTTGGATGCACCCGGATCAATCTTTGTACCACCATCAGCCCAGACGTTGCTTAGGCCAAGTGGTTTTGTAATGTTAGCCATTTAGTTTCTCCAATAGAAGAAGGGGCCGTAGCCCCTGTAATTATTTAGCGTCTGGTGCTACTGGAGCATCCAATGGGAAACTCTCTGTAGAAGGCCAGTCGCGAAGGCTTACACGATATGCTCGCCAAGCCTTCTGTGTTCCGATTCCAGTCTCTCCGTCTTGAACTCTGTTCAGCATAATATCTGCACGAGTTAGTTCAGCGTCACGTAGATCACGGGCTTCCTTTTCAAGAGCAGCAGTAACTTCGGCTTCACCAACCTCTGGCTCAGGAGTGTTGCCTTCTGCCAACCATTCAAGGTATTGAACAT